AAAAAAAAAGCGTCTACCTTCTGGACAAGTGAAGCAGGAAGTTCATTGAACAACTTAGCCCTTGCCTCAAGAACCTTACCACCCTGAGCGTCCAAGTCTTCAACTGTCTCACCTGATTTCCTGCACAGGAGAGCCATTTTGTAGAGAATGATTTCCTCTGGTCTCTCTTCAAAGGCTTTCTCAATCCTGTGGTACATCACAAAGGCTTTATAGATTTCATCTTCAAGGGAGTTGACGTAGTAGGTGTCACCACTGAACTCAAAGTGCTCAATAACACCAGTCTCCCTCTCTTCCAGAAAATTCAACTGGTGGAACAACCGGAACACAAGCGTAGCCTTGAAGCTGGTCAGGTAATCGTACCCAATGCCCGAAAGGATGGAAACCACCCTAGCAGCCTTCTCATAGTCAGAGAGGTCTTCAGCCCTGTCCAGAGCCTGTAATTCCTTAGCCTTGCCGTAGGTCACCTCTGACCACGTTGAGGGTAGTGAGTACTTCTTACCCTCCAATTCAAATTCTTTCATATACAGTTCATATGGATTTCAAGGGATTTTATTTTTAATTAAAGTTTTGATTAAGACTCAGACAGTAGCAAAGAAGAAGCCTGAGGTACTGTTACTGAGAGTCTTGACACAGTAGACAAAGGCATCAGTTTGGTCATCATTTTTGACGTGAGGAAAAACCGTCACCTGATTCAGGAAGGGTTGAATGTAAGTACCCTCAATCAGACTCACCCTCTTGGAATCTACAAAGTTTGCTACGGCTTGTGCTCTCACTACTTTGTTCTCCCTGCCGTGGCTTAACTCTGAGATGTTGAACAAGGTCTCTGCTCTCAACTGCTGTAGCAGGGATATACCAGAAGCAGCCTTCTCAACATAGATTCTTGACTCTGGTGAGTAGTGTTGGGGAACATACTGCTTGAGGAATTTAATCAGGTCAGGGAAGTTCAGTCTCTTCTCTACCACATCCTTGATGAAGATTTGATTATCAAGGAAACAGGCAACCACCATAGCAGTTGCGTCACTTGACTTTGTATCACCGTAGGCTGTATCTAGAAAGAAGTGCCAAATAATTCTCTTACCCCCGTATTTCTGGTTGAATTCTAACCAAGAGATTTTATTGAAGGACTCAGCCTTGAAGATACCAGCGTCAGCAGGGATAGGAGCCTGAAGGTATTGGGCAGCGTAGGTAGCAGGTTGTTTCTTCAGGTCATTGATAACCTCTCTGTCATACAGGTCAGGCAACAGGAGACCGTCAGAATCATAGTAGTCTTTGAACCTCTCAGGCTTAACTACTGATTCCTCAGTCACCTCAAGTGGTACAGAGATGTGATTGAAGGTCTCTTCACCGTAAGTGTTCAGCAGATAGTCAGTGAAATCATCCTTGAACAGACGTTGCATCACCACCACTATGAGACCTGTCTTCTTGTTATTTAACCTTGATTTGATTTTACCCTCATAGAATCTCTCAGCCTGATTTTTGGTAGCGTCAGAGTATTGGTCAGTGTCTTGCTGAATATCATCTAGGAGAATGATGTGAGCACCAAAACCGATAGAAGCAGAACCAACGGAGAATGCTTTTCTCTCACCACCTGCTGAGGTGATGTAGTGAGTCTTCTGATTTTGGTCATCTTTCAACCTGACCTCTGGAAAGATTCTCTTATACCAGTCAGACTCAAGCAACGTCCTTGTCTCATTTGAGAGTGCCGTTCTCAAGTCATCAGTCACAGAGGCTGTCAGGAACTTGAAGTGAGGTAATTTAGTCCAGCACCAAGCATTGTATGTCACTGAGATGATTTTAGACTTCAGGAGTCTAGGTGGTAGGTTAATCAGGAGATGTTTTGTCCTTTTGATACCCTTACCAATTCTCTCAGCCTCAACCTGAAGCAGGTCACATAGTTCCTTGATAATAGGCGTGTCGTGAAACTCAGTGTCAGGTTCCAGAACTTGGGTGAATGCAGCCTTGAAGAACTCATAGAAGGAGTTCCTGTAGTGAGCAGCTAGAATCTGTTCTTCGGTGACGGTTGAGAGTAATTCAATTAATTGCTTCTCTTGGGTTACGGGTTCCTTTGGTTTTTTCTTTGGTGGCAATCATTTAAATATTAATTAAAATTATACTTAGTAAACTGACTCAGGTGTGATGTCTATTGTTTTGTGTTGAGCACCTAGGCCAGCAGCCAATTGAGCAATCATCTCAGGTGAGAGTTGCTGAAGCAGCTTGTTAGCGTCAACGGTGGTAGTGTTCACATTCTGGTTAATCTCAAAACGCTTTACATCAAGACCTGTCAGCTTGTTTATCTTGTCTTGAATAGCAGCACAGTCAGCCCACTTCTCTGCATTGTAGGCTTTATTGTAAAGGTCATTGTACCTGATTAGTGCCGACTGCATATGATACCCCAACTTATCATCCTGAGTCTCCTGAAGGGCTTTCTTGACCTTTGTTATATAGTTCCTAGCACCTCTTTCACTGTCACCGTACTTTCTGACAAATGCATTCACTACGTCAGTGTATCTCATTGACTTGACTATGTACAGGTCTTTTACAAACTCAAATTTCTCCTGACTCAGGTTCTTGGTTTTACCGTTCATCACTGAGACACCCTTAGTATGTTTCTTGTCATTATTCATCTATTAAATTTTTAATTATTGTTATAATTATAAATATGTATTCAGTGCTTTCCCGTTCAGGCACATAGGCACATCATCAGATTTCAGAATCAGGGGAAGGTTTCGCCTGATGTCTTCCCTGATAAGCTTCACAATCAGGTAACACCTGCTTCTTGAGTAACCTGTGACTTCTGCCAGTTGGGAATAGGTAATCTTGTTCACCGCGTAGGTCTTGAAGATTCCGGCCCTTATCCAGTCATAGCGTCCGTAGACGAACTCCATTGCGTTCCTGTAGACCTCTGAGGTGGAGAAATCAGGTTCCGGTCTTTGGCTCACGTCAGTCAGGTATTCATCCAAGTAGTACTTCTCATTGTAGTACTTCTTGGACACACCTTGCTTTCTGATATCATCCTTCAGTTTCTGACAGGCTGTCTTTGAGAGGTAGTTGAGCAGGTTGGCCTCTGTGTTGAAATCACCCTCAGTCTTCTCACCGGAAACCATCTTCTCAACGGTCAGAAGAACAACGTCTGACAGCAGGTCTTCCAACTCTTCTCTGCTGAGGTGAATCTTCAGGAACCTGTCAACATTCTGGTAAATCTGCTTTTTAAGTTTATTTCTGTTTGCCTCTATGGTGTCGTAAATCTCTTCAAGTGTCATTTTCTGTATATTAAACTTATTTAATATTTTAATTTTATTTTTAATTAATAGATAACCGTGTATCTGTGGTTGAAGGAGTCTTCCACCAGCTTATCACTTGGAATCACGTAGCTGTACTGTTGGGCTTTCTCAAGGGGCAGCATCTTTACACGCTTGGGTACATAGCCCCTGTCCTGACCAGCCTTGGTCTTATTGCAGGACTTCACCTGCGTCTGCACATCAAGGCACTTCCTGAGGTCAAAGAGCACGTACACGCTGTCTGTGTAGAAACACTGGTACAATGGAACCACACCGGAGGCGTAGGCTTCCGCTATCAGGTAGTTGAACTTCGGTTCCTCAATCATTATGTCAGGGTAGAAGGTGCTGCTGCACTCCCTGACTTTGGTTTCCACTAGGTAGGTCTTGCCACTGTAGTCAACCCTGTAGTCAAACTGGTCATAGCCGTGGGCATCCGTGATGAAGTAATCCTTCTTGGGGTCAGTGCCCCTAAGCGGATTCATTGTGATGTAAACTCTCTCCTTTACTGCTCTCTTGGTGAATTCTTCCTCTTTTTTGTTTATTATATATTTCTTAGGCATTATCAATGCACCGTATCAATGGTGTCATCAATAAATAGTACGTTGTTAATACTTTTAATTAAAAAATTAATGATTTATGAAAAAATAAATCAATTATTTTCCAGACGGTAGGGGTGCGAGGTTCATTTCTGCTATATTTGGTATGCAGAGGTAGGAGCACTCATAATCTTGGGGTGGATTAATTTATAAACCAATTTATTATTACAGTTCCGAGTACTGATTCCTACCTCTGTAATTTTTACCGCCTTCTCATAGGTTCTAGCAAGTCCTTCAGAGCCTTAACATATTCGTTTCAATTAGAATCAGTTCGGTATCTGTATTAGTTGGTTTGACAGGTTTAAACGTAAATACCTTGCAATCAGATATTTATGCGGTATTTTTAAATAAAGAAAAAAGGAAAAAAGAACTTCTTACGGATTTGTAATCTTTACTTTTCTTTATTGATTTTAAATATTTATATATTTAAGAGACTTGTAAGTTGTTGACTATCAATTATTTATAGCAGCTAAATAATACATATCCCGAACTTACTAATACGTATCCCGAACTTGCTAGTACAGAAGCCGAACCTATTAATACAGAAGCCGAACTTTGAAAATACAGTAACCGAACTGAACTAATACGGATTCCGAACTTACTAATACATATTCCGAACTTGTAAATATTACTATTACATAAACATTTGTAATAATAATATTTTGCTTATGTTTGCATATCTCAGCCTAAGATATGGAAATAGTAAAGCACAATACTACGATAAGCCACGCTAACAGCTTCATAGAGGGTGTTTATGATATGAACCTCATAGAGTTGAGAATCTTTCTCAGCCTGTTATCAAAGCACAAAAGGGGGGTTAATGTATTCAAAGAGGCAATACCTCTCACTCTTAAAGACCTTGAGTTACCTATTGCAAAGTCAACTTTCAGTGAGCAACTATCAAGACTCAAGAAAACTACGGACAGGCTATCAGATATCAAATTCAAGTTTGAAACCGATAGTACCTACCAGCCTCTTCACATCTTCACGCCTGTATTAGATAAAGATAAGAAAGCTATATCTGTCAAACTCTCACTAGAGATTCAGGAGCTTGTTAATATATGGACAAATAACTTCACTGAGGCTGACGTAGAGACTCTGATGCAGATTCCTACATTTACCTCTTACAGAATCTATATGCTGCTCAAGCAGTACCAGACTTGGAAATCTGAAAGGGTTATCACCCTTGATGATTTAAGGGATATGCTGAAACTGTCTGACCAGAAATCATATGAGGTCTACGGCAACCTGAAGAACAGAATTCTCAAACCTGCTCAGGAACATCTTAAAAGCACTGATATGTCTTTTGAATTAAAGGAAATCAAGTCAGGTAAAGCCGTGAGAGCAGTTGTATTCAAGTTCAAAAAGAAAGATAAGAGAGTCATTGAGGTAAAACAGGCCGAACTCTTCTCACCAACACCTGAAGAACCTAATAGTACAGTAGCCTCTACCCCTGTACTAACAGACAAGACCACTGCCAATGCTATCAGGATTATGAGAGAACGCTATGAATTCACTCAGGCTCAGATTGACAGGTACATCAGTAAGCTGAAACCAACTGTCATAACTAAACTCCATAACTCTTTCCAGACAAACCCACCTGTCTTGACCAAGAGCACACCTTCAGAATGGTTGGTCAGCAAGCTTGAAGAGAAAATCAAATAATAGGATATGAATCTAAGCCCATACGTGACCCAGCTAGTAGGTTCAAGGGTTGTTGAAGACTTTAGATGGTCATTCTTCGGGGAAGAATCAGAAGAGAGTATAACAGCTAGGGAATACCTAACTGAACTAAAAATTGTTATGCTTTCTGTTAAGGAACCCTATACCATCAAATTTAGTGATGTAGAGCAGATTGAAAAGGGTGAACACTGTGCTGTTTTCCCTAACATAGTGGGTGAACACCTTGTTAACGCCTTGAATGCTTATTTAGCTAAGGAGTATGAGAATTTTTTCCAAGCATTAGCGAATTTCAAGCATTTCAACTTAACCAACCCTGTGGAGTTGAAGTTTTATCAGGAAAGACATCAGGATATCATAGACAGGATTCTGATGTTGCGGAGTTTCAGGCAAGACTTATCTTCACTGTTATCTTTCTGTGATGATTATAATGAGGTTAAGATTAATCAACCTGAGACTACCGGATATAAGTACTAAAGTTTTTTAATCATATCCTATGAAAAACTACTTCCTGTACTTACTCAGATTCAAGAGTGAGCCTATCATCAAGATAGGTATCTCTAACAATGATGATTTCAGCAGAGTCAAACACCTGTCCAACATCTATGAGTTTGACCTTGACGGTTCCTACGTAGTGAAGGCCAAAGACTCCAAGTTCATCACCAAACTTGAGAAGCATCTTCACACCACCTATAACACATTCAAGGTAGGAAAAGAGTATCAGACCAAGTACAAAGGCAAAGACGGACATACTGAGTTGAGATGTTCTTCCTGCTTAGACCATATCCTTGAAGATATTAGGCACTACAGCAGCAAGGAGTTCTTAGGGGTAGAGTTGGTTGAGGGTATCAAGTTTCCTGAACGTGTTGTCACTAACCAGCCACCAAGGAAGATACCAGTTAAGATACCTTTTGTGGATGAACTTAAGGACTTAGATATATTCCAGCAGATATTAACCTTTGTCAAGACCAGTGATGAGATAGTCAAGGTTAACATCAATGAAAAAGAATTCAAGATAGTCTCTACAACTGAGAATGCTGTTGCTCTACTTGTCAATAGGTTCATTGTTGGTGGTGTCAATGTGGTCTCAAGGTATGGTAATGAGTTCTCTGAAGATGAAGATGATGATACTATGTACTGGTTTGCTGAAGGTAGTACTCAATATTCTCCAAGTGGTGGGCACAAGAAGCCGAACACAGCAGCCCAAGCAAGAAAGGTGATGTCTGATTTCTTTGATATACTTGCTAACTCACCCAAGCTTGACGCTACAATGAAAAACCATAAACCTGACTTTAGCAGATGGGAAGGTTTGGGTTTAGCGCCGTTCTTTCTACATCCTGAAGCTTTAGAGAAGATAATTCAAGAGAGGGAGAGGTTGGGTATAATCGGCAAGAAGAAACGGGGTAGGAAGCCCAAAAGAACTTCATAAATCAACGTTCTCACCCCAAGATGTGTAGACGTGCCACTTCCGGTCAGCACCTTGTAGAGAGCCTGTAAAAGGCTTTATTCCTTATCTTTACTTTTAATTAAAACTTTAATCATAAAAGCAATTAAAATATTAATCCTATATTTGTTTCACTATGGAGAATAACAAGAAGCCAGTGGTTATCAGTATCATCAACCTGAAGGGTGGCGTAGGCAAGACCACCACTGCCGTCAACGTGGCAGCAGCCTTGAGGGAATTGGGCAAGAGAAGCCTTCTGGTAGACTTAGACTCACAGGGTTCGGCCACAAGGAGTCTCCACAGGGGTTCGGTTGAGTACACCGTAGGTGATTTGATGTTCGGGCAGTCTGGTCTTGAAGAGACACTAATCAGTTCACAGGTTGGGATTGACCTGCTACCCTCAAACATTGAGCTTGCAGACTACGAACGGAGCCTGACAACCCTGAAGAACTATCACACCTATCTGGCAAAGGTCTTCAAGCAGGTGTCAGGGGAGTATGACTTCATCCTGATTGACTGCCCACCTTCTCTAGGCAATCTGACCGTCAATGCCCTATATGCCTCTGACTATTACCTAGTGCCAGTCCTGACGGACTTCTACTCACTGGATGGGATAAAGAACATCACCACCACCGCCCACAAAGTCCAGCAGCTTAACCCTGAGTTGAACCTGTTGGGTGTGCTGGTGACCAGATACAACGTCAATGACAAGAAGATTGTAGACAGACAGGTGTTTGAGAAGCTACAGTCAGTCCTTGGTGAGTTGCTGTTTGAGACCACCATCAGGGTCAACAACCCTCTGAAGGATGCCGTAATCAACACTCAGGACATCTTCACCTTTGACAGCAAGTCCAACGGTGCCCAAGACTACGCTGCACTCACTCAGGAGATATTGAATAGGGTAGGGGCAGTGAAGGTTTCCTAATGGAACCTTTCTCACTCTTATTGTTAATTTAAATTTAAATTATAGGTATCTTTGATTCTATAGCCGTACATACTGCTGAAACTATGACTTCTAAGAAAGACAATACCAACAAAGACAGAAAGGACAAGCTTGACTTCACCACAGATGATTTAATCTTTGGTAACAAAAGCCCTAAGCCTGAGCAACTGAACTCCTACGGCCTGAACGCTACCCCTGCCCCTCAGACGGAGAGAAAGAGAGTGGCAATCCCTAAGGGTAGACCTAAGAAGGAGAAACCTCAGGCTACCTACTTGGTGGTGCCTCAGGAGTCACACTATGAGAATGAGAAGAACAAGTTCCTTCCTTTCTCCACCTCAATGAGAGCAGACCTGTACTTAGGTCTGAAGCGTCTTGAGTACCACGACAAGAGAACCATACGCTCAATCCTTGAAGAGGCTCTTGAGATGTACCTGAAGAAACAGCCACACGCAAAACAACCCCTTCCAGAGAAAGAGGCTAAGAAACTCAAGCCAATGAAGACAGCCATTGACTACTACTACGAACGTCAGGATGATGGTCAGGAAGAATAAAAACAGAAGAGGCTACCCTTAAATGAGTAGCCTCTTCTGTTTTTGATGTATGTATGATTTTCTATCTCACGTTCTGAGGGTTCATTTGATTCACATTGAAGTCATTGTTGGTGTAATCATCACTGATGATGTTGTTATAGAACTGAGCAGCAACAAAATCAATAAATTCATCATTGACAGAACTCAGTTTGCTGTCAATGATAGAGTCATTAGCAGTGAACACCTTGAACAGGTTGAGATTGCTAGGTAATTGTAACGGTGCCCCTGAATAAGCATTGTTGTCAATTGGAAGACTCAGATAACTGTTTCTAGACTTAGAGGTAATCTGCATCAGGATATAGTCACCAGATGAATTCACGTTGTCATTACTGATGATTAATGCAGGTCTCTTCTTACTTTCTGACAAGTCAGTGAAAGGGAAATGCACCCAAACTATGTCACCTCTGTTATATTTACTGCTCAACTTCTTACTGTATTTGAGTTGGAGAAGGAACCACTGGTAGTACTGTTATCAGAATATTGCTGTCTGTAGATTTCATCATAACGGTCATCTTCCTCAGAGTCCCAATCTTCAGCCAGAGAGTCCTGAGAGGCTAAGGTAATTTCATCAACGTGCCTAGATGTATTAGGGGTGACGTTGCCGTGAGACCTTGAATGGACATTTTCGGTAGAACTGTGAGTCTTACATTCAACTATGACTTCATCATTATCTGTGATGATATCAGGGTTAGCAGCTATACTAAACCTCTCATTACCATCATTCACAAACCTGACGTACTTCAGGCTTTCCAGCAAGTCCCTGAACTTGCCGTAGCTTGAATCATCTATTGTTACTTCTATAGTCTTCATAACTTCTAAATGTAGTGAAAAACATAGTACTACCTATACTGTAACGGATTCTGAGTCCTTTTGGTGCCTTCTCAGGTACATATCAACCGTACCAGTCTTGAATTCCAGACCCCTTGGTGTCTTGTAGCCTAGGTGGTTGAGTTTGTCAGCAATCTGCTTCAGCGTCATTTTCTCCTTCAGCCTCAGGTCAAGTATCTTGTCAATGGACTGCCTTGAGATGATAGACTCCTGAACCTGTTTCTGACGTGACTGTGAACCCTTCAGACGGTGCTCATTGGTCAGGTTCTGAGGGGTGCCTAGGTTGAATCCCTGAAGCTTCTTGGACTTCAGCGCAGCCTTTGTCCTCTGTGAGACCTTCAGGAGTTCGTCTTCGTGCAGGGCACACTTGATACGGAGTATGGTCATATCATCATTGGGAGAGTTCACACAGACGAACCTAGCCCCCGAAGCAGCAATGTAGTTCATCAGAAGGGAGAAGCGGGTGAGCCTTGACAACTCCTTCACCAGAATGACAGCACCTGTCTCAATGGAAAGCTTTATAGCCTCGTGCAGCTTGGGTCTCTTTGCCAGCAGTTGAGAGAGAACGGGTGCCTTGTCTGCTGAAATCCTGTCCTTGTTCCCACCTGACTCAACCTCAATGAAGGTGGCTATAGAGGTGGCACCTGTAGACCTGATGTACTCCCTGACATCACGCTCCTGTCCCTGCTGACCAAGACCGGACTGCCCCTGACGTTGGGTTGAGACCCTGTAGAACTCAATGACTTTCATATCTGAAGCAAAGTTAGTGTTAAGTGTTTCAAATACCTTGAACGTTCAGGGGTAAAGTTAAGTTTTTAATTCAAAATATAAATAAAATTTTAATTAATAAAAACAGGAGGTAGTGTAGACTGTCCTGTGTCCTGAGTAGGATTTACTGAGTCTGTCATAGGTCACCAAGAGCCTGACGTTATCAAGGAGCGTCACCAAGTCAATCCAGTAGACCTTGAATCTGTAGGTGTCTGTACAGGAGCCTGAGTGGTATTCCTCAAGGCTCAGACGGTCACCAGTGATGGTCACAGGTTCGTGAAGTATAGACTCTGCTGTGTCATTGGTGGTAAGAGCAGTCAGGTTGAATGTCACGGACAACTTTGAGAACCTGTCTTCTCTAATGGAAGTAATGAGGCTCAGGTAGCCAGTAGACTCAAGGAAGGGTATTGGTGTTGTCATTGGGTTTAGTTTGTTGCTTGGTTGTATTTGAACAGGAAGGACTCTCTCTTAACCTTGACCTCAATCCCTGTGAGAAGTCCAGAACCAGAGAAGGAGAAGAACACTTCACCTATCATATCCTTGGGCAGTTTGGAGGGTGTGATGATGACCTTGTTTTCACGTTCCAAGTACATCAGGTTCCTGCCGTTGATGGTCAGGGTCTTGGGTTCCTGAGGTGGTGGAAACATAGGCTGGCCTTCCTTGGTGATGATGTTGGTGGTCAAGACCTCAATCTCTGAGTTATGCCTGTACACCTTCTTGATTCTTGGAAGGAATACCTGAGTATAGTACTCTGAGGTGAAACCGGACAGGGGTTGCTCACCACCTATCCTGATTTCAAAAATGTTGTTGTTCATAATCGTTTTTGTTTTAATTTGTTTAATTTAAATTTTAATTAAAAGATAATGCTTTTAAAAAGACACCTCTTTGAAGAAGGTGTTCCTTATTAAATAGTCACCGTTTCAGAAAACGGATATTTAGTTTTAATTAAAACTTAAATTATTTGCTTGTTCAAATAAAAAGACTGCATCCCTAGAAGCAGCCCTTCAAAATAAGTATTGACTAGACACACTATCTTGAATTGCAAAAATAAGTGCGGTTCCTGAGAAAGTCAATACCCCTGAATAAAAAGTTATACACATCGGGAGGTTTTCAAATCCCTTGAACGTTCGTTTGTAGTTCTTGAAATCCTGAGGTGTCACTACGAATGATTTCGTATACCCGTATAAGCGAATATTTTTGAGAAGGTAAGAGGGTGAATTCGGTTGATTGAACTTTTATTATCTTTAACAATTCCTCTAAAAATATCAAATAATAGCCTTATTCAATCCAATCAACGTTTTCTGACCTTATGCCCCAACTCTTTACTCTACTCCTTCAGGTCTCCAAGACTGTTCCTGACACCACTGCTCTCAAGGCACACACCAGCCTGAATCCAGACGAAATAGCGAACTCAATAGCACTCAACCCTTGGTTTGTTCTCATTGGTGGTATCGTTGGTGTACTTGGTTTGTTCTTGTCCATCTACTTCTACTTCAAGTCCAAAAGTGTCAAGAGCCTATCTTATAACACCAAGAACTTTCAGTTGGTGGATTCTAAGTTGAATAAGGTTGAAGGGCTGGATGTCAGTTATAAAGGGAGTAAGGTCTTGAACCTGACGGTCACTAGGTTCATTATCTGGAATAGCGGCAATGTTACGATTAGAAGGGATGATATTGCCAGTAAAGACCCGTTAAGGATTGCGATTGTCAATGAGGGTGGTTTCCTTGACTATCAGGTAGTCAGAGAGGTGAATAAGGTAAATGACTTCACTGTGACACCAATAGCTAATGGAAGGGAGTTGTTGATTGATTTTGAATACCTTGACCATAATGACGGGATTATCATACAGACGTACCATACCTCAACTATTCCTTTCGTCAGGTTGTTGGGTACTATCAAGGGTATAAAGGGTTTTAATTCTTCTATAATGATTAGTACTGCTGCATCAGATTATAATGATGAAGTAACCGATGGGAAAATTACATTCAAGAAGAAGCTTATAAGATTTGTAAGTTCAACGTTTGCCCCTGTATTTTGGATGTCGTTTGGAGCATATTTGATGTATCACTATCAAGGTGAAGAACCTACAATGGTTTTCTACGGTGGGTTATTTATCGCTATTGGTGTACTGTATTTAGTTTTTAAAGTAATAGAGATATACAAGAGGCTTCCTGATGAATATTACCCTTATTTTAAAGACTTATAGTGTATTCTGAATGGTTGAAGGAAGTCTATAAATAGAATCTGTGGAATCGTTAACTTTCATATATCATCAAATTAGTGTTTTATAATTTTCACATATGAATAAGAAAGTTCAACTTACTGAAGAGTTTATTGCTAAAAATCCAGAGTTTGTAAAAAGATTACTTGAATCAAAGATAAAGCATTCATTAAGAACTATGGGTATTGATACTCAGAAAGAAATTGAAACACTTTATCATTACACCTCACCAGAAAATGCAATATTGATAGCAGAAGGAAATAAACTTAAATTTAGTGACCCTAGGACATTAAATGACCCTTTTGATTTAGATTGTAGTGTCTTAAGATTTGATAGTGACCCTGAAGGATTAGCATTATACCTTTATTCCAAAGACAAGAGTAAAAGCGTTGAATATTGGTTGGACGTGACAAGTTCCAGTAGATATAGGGCTGATTTTCAGAATCAGTCAATAAACCTGTACAAAGAAGGAAAGGCGAATTTTGGGATTTGTTGTTTTTCAGAAACATATGATAATCCTTTGATGTGGAGCCATTACACAAAAGATAAAAATAATTTAAGTCATAGTGGCGTTTGTTTTGGGTTTGATTCGAAGGCTCTAAATATGTCTACAGTATCTCGTGTAAAATACACCAAGGAGAAGATGACCTGTAATTATTTTGATGGTGATTTAGATGCCGTTACTTTTATGTGCTACCAAAAGGCTATTGAGTGGGAATATGAAAATGAAGTCAGGGCAGTATGTTTCAATGTAGAAAAGTTTTGTGATTCAAAAAGGTTGATGTCTTTTGACAGGAGTTATGTAAAATCATTATATTTTGGAGCAAGGATAGATAGAGAGGCGAAAAATAAAATAGTTAAAGAGTTAAAAGAGAATAACTATCCTGAATCAATGCAAATATTTACTATGGAGTTGTCAGAAGATTCATTCAAATTTAAAAATGATTTAATTCCTATTCTATTAAAGGATTACCAAGTTTAGAGGTTGGAGTAGCTGAAATATATCTCCTTGCTGGCACTGACTCAGAATTAGATTCAGCATAACACATATTCATAGGTATAAAACCTATTTATATGTTCAACATCATATTTATTCTACAAAAGCTATTCTTACCCGTTCCTTTCCCTCAGGTCTTCATCTGGTGGGTTATCCTTGGTTCTATCCTTGGTTGCCTGTTCTTTGGTGCTTCCTACTTTGCTGCCCTAGGTGTTATCCCTGTCTCCTTAGTTGGCTTGATGTTCATCATCAGAAATAAGAGAAAAGCTAATAAGGACAATCAGGAGTAGTGTCACCAGTATTATTGATAGTTCTGGTTCTAGTGCTCCTGATAGTGTCTTACTCTTCAAGAGCCTGTAAGGACAAGATTTCTTTCCATTATGAGAAGTCTTGGTTCTCAAGGTTGAATAACCCTCTCTTCTGGAACCCTGCTGTGAGTTGGAAGAACAAGTATAAAGATGGTGATTCCGGTAAGGGTGAGAGATTCTTCCTGTCAACCACTGCCCTTGTTTTCCTGACAGATGGTTGGCACTTATTCTCATTCTTGGAGTTGAATTCATTGCAATTAGCTTTGAGTATTCTTCTATATATTGTCTTGGGTTACGGTGTTATCTTATGCTTCCTAGGTGTGAAGTTAGTCTATGGTGTGTGCTTCAACGGACTCTATGACTACCTATTAAAATAAAAGAGGCTACCATCATTGACAGTAGCCTCAGCAGGGATTATGAACGTTATTTAATACGGTAGTTGGTACTCTTGTAAAAAATGTCTAACCAATTATTTTGATTATTTTCTTCTCTATTAGCAATTAGCAATCACCAAATTAATGACAGTTTCAATACCTTTCAACTCATCTAAGGTGAATTCTCCTGTTTTAATGAAGTCAATTATTGCTGAAGGTCTTTTACTAGTCTTTAGTAACCCAATTACATTGCGTTGCCCTGATAGGTCTGGTTCCGTAAGAGCATCAGTCACAATAGCCTTAATACTCAAAGGTCTGTAGAAGTTCTCAATCTCTTCAAGCATTGCATCAAACTTGTAATCATCGGGACGTTTATTCATACCAACCCAAGCCATTGATTTAAGCTTCTTATTTAATCCCATCAACTCACCTAATTTATTGGTTGCTTCTTGGTCTTCTTCTACGGTGACAGATTTACGTCTAATCTTATGTTCACCCATTTTATTGAATAGGTTGAGTAATTCTTGCTCTAGGTAGCTTAGTTCTAATTCTTTTATATTCATCATTATCTTATTTCCAATAATTATTTTTAATTAATTTTAATACTCTCCTGTAACCTTCAGTATTTGGGTGATTATCTCCTGTTTTTACAAGGTGTCTTTCATTGAAGGAGTTTATTCTTGTATTTATTGCTTCTAACTCACGCGACACTAACTCCTTTTTTTCCTTTGTTGGTTTCTCTTTATAAAAATCTCGTGTTTTTACATACAGTGCGTTATACAAACCGTATAATTGATGTTGAATTAATCCTTCATCTTCCTCATTCTGTGTTCTTTTTACTTCCTTTGGTTCGCTGGTACTACCACTGCTGAAGCTTATTCCTACTACTAATAGTAGAATCAACACCCCTGCACCTACTATCATTCCGCATAAAAAACCTATCATTATTTTATCTCCTTAGTTAATTCTTTTATCTGATTAATTACACTCAGCCTTAATTCTTCAATGAGTTTTTCACTTGAGTCTTCTACGGCTCTTCTCAATTGTTTCTCTGTTTTATTGGATTCAATGTCTTTCAATATTTCCCCTGTCATTATTTAATCTCCTTATTTTCTTCTTCTGTATCTACGTTATTGATAGCGTTATCAAGTACAGCTATCATTTTCCGGTTATTCTCTTTTATTCTCTGTGTCTGTACCAGTGCTTCAGCTATCAAATCTAAAAGCGTTGGTGACTTATTTTTCTTCAGGTTCTCAACTACTGAGGCTCTTAATTCTTTCTCTTCTGGTGTCATATACTCCTTTATTATAAATAGTGTGTTGTTGAATAAATTGACTTGAAATGAGGTCAATTTTGGATAAATAATTAATTTATTTTTCAAGAGGTATTACCTTGAATGAATATGTATTTTTCCCAAGGCTTGAGTCTGCCGTTACTGAGAAACCTGTATAGATATCCTTGGTGTCTTCAGTGATGATTTCTGAGTACCTGAGTTGGTCTACAAACAGCTTGAGCATTGGGGTGATGTTGTCAACGTCATACCTTGCGTTGAATCTCACATCAAGTTTAAAAAAGGTTATTTCCGGTATACCAGATTCTTCTATGAGTCCCTTGAAGATGTTCTTGAGTTCATCCTTCTTGGTTTTGGCCTTAGTCCAATGTTGCGAGTATGCTTCATTGAGACTAAAACCTTTGCCAGTGTATGTGATTGTGTATGCTGTTATCAACTTATTTTAATTAAACTTTAAATGTTATTTTAAATTATTCTAGAAACCGTAGAAGTTCATCTACTGCCATAGGTTCTGAGTCACTATCACTTAACATTCTGAAGAATTCATCATCTGTCATTGACGTTGAGTTGATAGAGGTTCTGAATGAGATAACCTTAGCTTCTGGTGTTGTGGTTGCTAACACTGGTTGAGTGACTGTTACTGGTGTCACTGCTTCCTCTTTAATATTGGGGTTGAGGTCGTACACTTCTCTGAAGACGGTCTCAATGATTGTGTACATTGTCTGAACATCCTGTTCTAACACAATGGTTGAATCGTGTATTGTTGAAACCCAAACTCCTTGCATCTGAGCCATCTGTACAGCGTGTCCTATGATAGCCGTTGACTCTGCTTTCTGCATTAGTCTGCTGAACTCCCTGAAATCAACCTCTTTTCTTTTAGAGATGAACCCATATACCTCAGGGTAAAGCCTTTCAAAGGCTCTTGCTACAGTGTTGGATTTCAAACCTGCCGTATGGTTGGAGCAGTAGAATACATCACCAAAGAATGACTCCTTGAAGTTTCTTCTGTTGGTCTCATTGATTGCAATTCCAGCCTCAATCATCACCCTCTCATAAAGAAGACCTGTACTGGTGTCTTGAATATATTGCTCTACTGAAACAGGTAAGGATGTTGCGAACCGGAAAGACTCTTTCAGCAGAATATTCAGGAAAAACGGTTGAGAGCAGGATAAATCAAGGTTATACAGTGCTTGCTCAGGGTGCCTCTTGTTGATTAGGAATTGCCTGAGTTTCCTGCTCATATTGGTCAGAGGCGTATGAACCCTTCCATATTTGTCAACCGTCAGCTTCAGCATACCGTTATCAATGGTGTTGATTGCCAGCAAGTCTGCGTTGAACCTGTCATTGATGTTCTTTTCCAGTACTTCCAAGGGAGTCAGTGACAGGTGTTCATTGAGTTCGTAAAGGTCTTGGGTAGCTGCTGCTGTCTGGTAGTTGGTGAAGCGGCTGTCACCAAAACCACGAAGTGTGTGAAGGGAGTTAGCTAATTTGTTCTCAATGTAGCTGTGTGCTTCCTCAGCCTTGATTCCTACCTGTTGCAACATATCATAGAGATATTGTTCAGACCCTTTCAGAGTGTTGAAATAAGAGTTCTTGTTCCTCAGGTTTTTCTCAAATGTATCATTGATACACACCTCTGTTCTGTATGATACGGCATAAGGAGGTGCTATTTTATAACCCTTACTTTTTCTTCCGGTTATGTAGTGATTGTCAGAGTAGATGATTCCCCATTTGATAAGGTTGTCCTTGATAAGCTTCCTGTATCTACCTAGGAAATTGTTCAGGATTTCATCATTGATTCTGGTGAAGCCGTTGCTCTCTTCAATATCATATCTGTAGAGAGTGCCTGTATATATAAGGTGTAGGAAGTAGTGGTATTTGTCTAGGTGGTCGTTTATCTGTCTTTGAGAGTAACCGTTTTCTCCCATTAAGTTCTTGATATCTACCCCTGTAGGCACGAATAGAAGTACCTGTTTCTTTTTGATGTTGGTGAGTGACATTTCATTTTAGTCTTAGGTTGATTGTTATTTATTTTCATTGTTCCAGTGGTTCCAAGCACTGTGTCAGGTTAGTTGAGGGGTGGAACGTCAGTAGGCTACCTAACGGGAAATGAACAACCCAACCTACTGACCCCCTTTTATTATTAAATAGTATAAAAGTGTGGTAATTGACTAAAACCAATGAAAATAATTGAATTATTTTATGACCACTTATTTCCTATATACCTCAATAGTATGTCTGAGTCCTGAGAAATAAAAAGCAGGAGTGATAAAAATGAAATTATCTTTCAATAGTAAGGGATGTGGGTAGAGTTATAATTTCTTATAACTGATATTGATACGTCATACCATTATTGATACGTCATACCAGTATTGGCTCTCTTCTCTCTGCTAGTTTCACAAGGACTGAAGTGATACGTCATACTACCTCATAATTTTCTTCAATTTCAATTTCAAAGGTTCAAATCTTCATTTTTAAGCTGCAAACTGATACGGCATAAGTAGAGAGGGGAGGGTGGGTGTGTTTGTTTATATATATATATAGGATAGATAATAGAGATGATAGAGAGTCCTTATTAATATATAATAGAATGAGAGAGTAGTGTATACATATAGTGAGTCATAGAACCTTTTAACTATGGCTTACAGAATCTCAAACAATGGAATCAATCAAATAAAGAAACACGAAGGAGTAGAGTACCGGATGTACAGGGACGTTGCTGGTTACCCTACCATTGGCGTAGGTCACCTGATACTGGCAACTGAGAAACACTTACTGACCAAGACCCTCACTGAGTCAGAGGTAGACGAACTGCTCAGAAAAGACATTGCTAGGTTTGAGAAGAACCTGAATGCAGTGGTGAAAGTACCCCTTAACCAGAATCAGGTAGACGCACTTCTGTCCTTGATGTTCAACATCGGTTCCGGTGCCTTCAACAAATCATCAATCCTGAAGAGACTCAACCAGAAAGACTATCTGAGGGCAGCAAACAACTTCACCCTCTGGAATAAAGCTGGTGGTAAGGTCGTACAGGGACTGGTTAACCGGAGGCTTCAAGAGAGAACCCTGTTCTTAAGTCCTATTAATTAAAACATTAATTAAATTAAAAATGAACCGTTTTGAGGTGTTACCATTGAATCAAATCGGCTCAAGTCGTATCAATGCATCAATTCAAGGTATCGTGTCTCACAGAGCCTTAAAACGCAAAAAACCTACTCTTAAAATTGAGAGTAGGTTTTTTTATTGTTTATGGTGTCCAAGAACGCAAAGTCCTCATATCATCTATTAGCCAAAGGTCACCGTACACTGTCCTGATATAGGTGAATCTCTCTGGCTCCGTGACGGGGTTGGTGTAATCTCCCAACCAAATCCTCTCCCCTTCCCCGAAGCTTCCAGAAAGGGTGTAAGCCCAATACATCAGGGGTGCGTTCACAGCATCCAGCCAGTCAGTGTAAGGCATAGTGATTTCAACACCCGTTGCACGTGGTTCTTCCGTGTAAGGCAGTGCAGGAATCACGGTTGAGCAGACTTTTTCGTTCAGTTTTATCCCTGCGTTCGCACTGGTGCCAATGATTTCCCAAGTGACGGTGTAATCAATTTCCTTTCTCTCGAACATCCCATCAACCCTGACAGATACTGAACCAGAAGGGATGGTGGGGTATAGGTTGGTGACAGCCCCTGTGTACCCGTTGGTTCTTCTCACGGTGGCTGTGACGGTCTGCGGGTTCGGTTTGGTCACCGTTATGTTGGTGAACACCTCCTGCTGTGTTTCCAGTGGCTCCGGCTTGCTGGTGTATATCGCCAGAGGTGGCTTGTGGACGTAACCAGCGAACGCACTCAGATTATATGGTGGAGTGTATGGAAGCGTTGAATGGAAGAATAAGTCCTTCAGGAATATGGGTGAAGAGTTGCTGAACATAGAGTTGGTGCCGGGATTTTGGATAGGTTGAGAGGGTGAATAGAACTCACCCTCCAAATCCCCCAAAATCTCTTTCCTCACAGCCGCCATTGTTATGTCTGTATGTGACACTGCCATTAGCCCACCCTTCCTTTCTTCAGTTCATCGACTTCTCTCTTCAACTCCTGAATGGCTTGAACCAGAAGGACATTGATTCTTGGGTAGTCAAGTGAGTGGGTGTCATTGGTGTAGCTCACCAGCAGGGGTTCAACCTCTTTCACAGCCTGTGCTATGAAACCAATCTCTTCTTTCCCACCCAAGTCATTACGGTTGTACCTCACAGGTGTGAGTGCCATTACCTTCGCCAGCCCCTCACAGTAAGGTGTCACGTTGTCCTTCAGCCTTGCATCACTGTTAGACTGCACATTTGCCGTTGCATAGAGATTCACAACGTTCAATGAGCCATCAGATGTCCTTTTGGCAATTGAATTTGGAGTGGCGTTCACATCACCAGTAGCAGAAGAAACATTTTCCAACGCTGTCTGAAGCCCGTGGATATCACTGATGTTGTGGTAATGTGCTGAAGCTGGATACAACAGCGGCTTGTTTTGAATGTTCTCCCAATTGTGTGTATGGCCTGTATTTGCTTTACCGTCAAGGGCACCCTGCAAACCATTAACCTCACTCAATGTATGTGAGTGAGCAGCAGGGGCAAACGTTGAGGGTTTCCCTGACACTGATTCCCAAGACACTGAGGTAGTGGCTGACACTGTTATGTTCACGTTACCCTGAGCGTCAGGAGCCTGACCGTTCACCTTCTTCACCATCTCTGTATGGGTGTGGGAAGTCAGGGAGTACTCTGAGTGTGAGTGCGTAGAAGGTGTGAAACTGGCTGGTTTATCAGTCACCTGAGACCAAGAATGCGTATGCCCTGTGCCAGATTTGGTGTCCAATGCACTCTGAAGACCTGTCACCTCACTCAATGTATGTGAGTGTGCTGAAGGGGTGAACGTAGTGGGTTTGTTGGTGATTTCAGACCAAGCGTGGGCGTGAGCAGCAGCAGGGAAGGTTTGAGGTTTATCAGTCACCTGAGACCAAGAGTGCGTGTGTGAGGTCAAGGAATACTCACTGTGGGTGTGTCCTGTGCCAGATTTACCGTCAAGTGCAGACTGAAGACCTGTCACTTCAGCTACCGCGTGTGAATGTTGAGCAGGAGCGAACGTTGAGGGCTTGCCTGTGATTTGAGACCAAGTATGCGTGTGACCAGTCCCTGACTTTGAGTTCAATTCAGTCTGTAGGTTCTCCACCTCTGAAATCAGGTGGGTATGTTCTGAAGGAGTGAATGTCTGAGGTTTATTGGTAATCAATGACCAGTCAACAGAGGTAGGGGTTCCTGTTCCGCCTGAGACAGCTACTACCACGTTTCCTGAAGCATCTGGACTCAATCCGTTCACGGTTTTGATGTACTCACCGTGCGTGTGCGTGGCAGGTGTGAAAGTGGTGGGTTTGCTTGTAATTTGAGACCAAGAATGCGTGTGACCTGTACCGGACTTTGCATCCAACTCAGACTGAAGACCAGTAATACCGGAAATCTGGTGAGTGTGTTCTGATGGATTGAAGGTCACAGGTTTTCCGGTAACGTCATTCCAAGTATGGGAGTGTGATGAAGGTGTGAAGCTGGTTGGTTTAGCCGTAATTTCAGACCAAGTATGTGAGTGTGCAGCAGGGGTAAATGTGGTGGGTTTGCCAGTTATCTCATTCCAAGACACTGAGGTTGTTCCAGTGGTTGCAGGACTTCCACCACCAATAGGGTTTCCGTCAGCGTCTTTGATGATACCAGACATCACCACTAGGTTAGGGACATAGACAGTATCTGCTTGAGTACCGTTGATATCCTGACCACCAAGGACAACGCTTCTCAATGCTTCTGGCTGCAACTGGTTATTCTTACCACCAAGGATAGCAGAATTGTCAGCAGCAGCACCCAAAACGTCTGAGGTACTGACCTCACTGTGGTTGAACGCCACATTTCCTGAAGCCTTTACAAAATCAAACAGATTCCCCTTGCCAGAGGCCGAACTTGCATCACCTGAAGCCTCAGTATTGTAACCTGCTGACTTCGAGAAAGTGCCTAGAGCCTTAGTCCCTGAGCCTTCAGCGTGTGAAAAGGCACCTTCTGCCTTTGTATAAGCACCTTCTGAGTGTGAATACCAACCGGAAGCCTGAGTATTATCACCTGAAGCGAAGGATTTCTCACCTGATGCTACAGTGCCATAACCGATTGATAACGAATAGTCACCACTTGCAAAAGAACCAGAGCCGAATGCCGTTGAGAAGTTTCCTTCTGCGTGGTTGTCACCAGCCCAAACAGAGTTCAGGTCTTTGTCAAATTTGATAGCAAGAGGAATCTGCACTATGGTATTGTCTTCAACAGCCAGATAGTGTTGGTAAGGGTTTTTGGGATAGTAGTTTGGTTCCCTGAACTCAAGGCTTCTCTCAGTACCTGACAAGTCCATATTGCAGTTAAACCCATCTACACCAGCAATATGAGCATAGGATGTCATTGGGTGAAGGAGTGGGTTCAACACACCGTCTTCATACAAGTCCTGAGCAAGCATCCTGTCAAAACCGTAGTCCTCACCTGTCTCAAAATAACCTTTGTAAGGTGTATAAACAACTCTGTCTAGATATGTTTGATTCCACTCAACAGGTAGCCTATCATATACCAAGTCAGAAGAGAAGCTGAAATAAGTAGACTCAGTGTCATAAGCAGGTGATAAAATATCAGCTACATACAGGAAGTGGGGCACCTCAGAATGAAGTTCCTGATAGAAGAGTGAGTTCAGTAATGAGAACCCACCGTTCTGACTTAAATCAGAGTACTGCTGGCTGAACCCAAGTTTAGCTCCTGAAACCAATGTACCTAGGAAGTTAATGTACAGTTCCCTAGTGCTGTAGTCAGGGTTGTAGTCTGACTCACCTGTGTCTAGAGTCCCTTGTATATCAGTTGATAGACCGATATCAACGGCAACACCAGAACCATCATCAAGAGAAGTGTCTTCTAGGATGTAAATCAAATCAGGTGTGTTAGTCACTACCTCATTCTTGATGAAGACAGTGGCAGCATCAAGGGCTGACTGAAGACCAGTAACACCGGAAATCTGGTGAGCGTGTTCTGATGGATTGAAGGTCACAGGTTTTCCGGTAACGTCATTCCAAGTATGGGAGTGTGGTGTAGCAGGGAACGTCTGAGGTTTATCAGTTACCTGTGACCAAGTATGCGTATGTCCTGTACCAGCTTTACCGTCAAGGGCAGACTGTAGGCCAGTTACACCGGAGATAGCGTGAGAGTGCTCCGAAGGGGTGAACGTAGTGGGTTTGTTGGTGATTTCAGGCCAAGAATGTGTATGTCCTGTGCCAGATTTACCGTCTAATGCTGCTTGCAAACCAGTCACGTCAGAAATAATGTGTGAGTGTGCACCTACGGCACCACCACCTATAGTACCACCTGTAGAGTTCATCAGATTGCCAGTTACAACCAAGTTAGGCACATAGACTGTATTAGGTGAAGTACCTACAATATTCTGACCACCGATAATAGCAGAGTTTGTAGCTCCTGAAGCTAACGAATGTCCTGAGCCAGCTACAACAGCACCATTTGTTGCAGTTGAATATATATTGTGGTTTAAACCGCCTAAAATAGCTGAATTAGCGGCTGAAGCACCTGATACTGAAGCATTAGTCACCCTGCTATGGTTGAATGCTGCGTTACCTGTTGCCAGAACCCTGACGGTATTGCTATTACCCCTACCACCTGTATGAGAAGCCTCTCCAACGGCAGACGTATAGTTTCCTTGACTGTGGGAAGAATAACCGGAAGCGTGAGTATGAAACCCTTCTGAGTGAGATTGCTGCCCATATGCCCTTGTTTGAGTACCTTCAGCGTAAGAAGCGATACCGTGAGCTTCAGAGAAGTTACCAACAGCAACACTACCATCACCGTAAGCCTTGGTTACATATCCTTCAGCGTGTGAGTATGTCCCTGTTGCTATTGTTTTGTAACCCTCAGCGTGTGAATAGTTACCGGATGCTATTGTTTGGTAACCCTCTGCGTGTGAGTAATTACCTAGTGCCTGAGTATAGTAACCCTTTGCGTGTGACGCTTCACCGGATGCTTCAGAACTATAACCCTCTGCGTGAGAGTAGTCACCGGATGCCTGAGTATTATACCCTAAAGCGAAGGATTTCTCACCAGTAGAGATATTGGATTCAGTTGAATATGACTTGGTTTCTGGATTGTATTTTATTGGTAGAGGGTACTGTTTGATGTCATTACCGTCTACGCTCAGATAATATTGGTTCGGGTCTTTAGTGTAGAAACCTGACTGCTTGAACCTCACTAATCTCTGGTTCACTGCTTCCTCAGTGTTATAGTAAAGATTAGCAAATTCTGATTTATATTGGGTGAAATAGAAAGGGAACAAATCAATGTTCAGGACACCGTTTTCATACACATCCTGATAGATGACCTTAGTAAGGGTAACACCATTATCAAAGTCATATTCACCTTCACCAGTGTTGAAGTTGCCATAGGTGCTGAACAGGTATAGGTCTTTGTCATCATAAATAGGGTTGTACACCTCAGGAACCCTAATCATTTTTACCTTGCTACTGAAAGAGATACTTTTGCTACCAGCAGTGTAGTCAGGTGAGTTCTGTTCATCAACTACATAAAGAAGGTTCCCTTTCTCCTTGTGGAGTTCCTGATAAAGATGTGATTTACTGAAATCTACCAACCCGTTTTCATTTAACAAGTCTTCATATCTCTGAGGGAAGCCTAGTAACTTCGTGTTCAGGTGGTAGTAGCTGAAAAAGAAGTATATTATTCTTCCCATATACTCAGGTTTGAACAATGGATTAGAGATGTCTTCTACTTGTCCTGAAGAGATATTCCAATTGAAAGGAGTGGAACCATCATCAATAGGGTTACCTTGATAATCTAACTCTTCTTTCAGGACAAAGAACAATCCTTCAGGGTTGGACACACCTATAATAGCCTCAATAGGGCTGGCATTGTCCAACGCTGTCTGAAGTCCGTTGACATCTTCAATTTCGTGGGTATGTCCTGAAACAGGGAAACTCTCAGGCTTATCGGTGATTGAATTCCAAGAATGACTATGACCTGTTCCAGACTTACCATCAAGGGCAGATTGTAAACCAGTTACTTCACTAAATTGGTGTGAGTGGGCAGAAGGTGCGAACGTCAGAGGTTTCTCAGTCACCTGTGACCAAGTTAGGCCAGTGATACCACCCCCGTAAGGCAACCAAGCATTGAGGCCAGTGCTTAGGTAGTAGGGCTTACCTTCGGTCACGTCAAAGATTGGTTGACCTGCATACCTGAGAGGGTTGGAGAGGTAAGCCTGTCTTTCCTCAGTGGTCATTTCAAAGTCTACGTCTATGTTTTTTGCATATTGTCTTGAGTACTGTAGTGCTAAATCTGCTGAAGCCATTAAATATTAAATAGTCACTATATACCTTGTCGCATTATTGAAGGGCACTACAGGCGTGTATCTGTAGACTTTATATCCGATAGGGCTGAAGTTGTTAGCCCCTGCAACATTTTGATTATTCTTTGTGAAGACACCTTTCACGTCAAGGTTGGTAGCTTCGTCTATCACCTTGGAAACATCCCTCAGGGTGTCCATATAGGCGAACTCAACTGACTCAGTGCCAGCAGGAATGTTGATGGTGAAGGAGTTCCCCTGACTTATGTCCATCACCTTTCCTGACAGGTTCCTGATATCGTTAGAGGTTGCCGTAGGCTTGTCAACGTCATAGAAAGCGTACCTCTTGCCAGAGATGGTCACGGTGTTGGAGTTCACCGTACCTGCTTGGATAGCCCCTTGAGGTGAGGGATTCCCTAGGTTCGTGTTCTTGACAGCACCAGCAGCGTAGGAGAATGAGGCTTGGTAGGAGATGGAAGCGTCACCAATGGTCACTGAGTCTTGGACATTCTGCAACACAGCGTCAAGCAGGACGGTACTACCTCTCTTCAGGACGTATTTGGTCAGGGCACCAGCGTCATTCCTGTTGAATGTAGGGGTGATGGTTGGGGTGATAACAGTACCGGCTTCAACGTTGCCAGTGACAGTGGAAGAGATGGAGCCTGTAGGGGTAGTGTAGGTGACATTGCTTTCCTTGGTCAGAAGCTTCTCAAGGACTGTCTCAATCAGGTCTGTGGGTGATATGATGTCACCGTCCTTGAAGCCACCCACCTGAGCACCTGTCACCCTTATCTCTTTCCCTACCGTGAGGTTTCTGGAAGGAATTCTTGACTCTTTCAATTCATTGTCTTATTCATTAAGGTTATCCTTTGGGGTGCTCTCCCTGAACCAGTTGGTAGGAAGAAGGGAGAGGGCACCAGCGAAAACGGCACCAGCAAATGTCCAGTCAGTAACCACACCCGTTGCAAGCCCAACTCCTAGCAGCACCAGAAGCAGCAGCCCCAAGAGGGTTGACTTAGGTGCTTTCATTATATTTTTAAGTTTCATTTTAATTAAATCATTAAAGGATATTATTTATTGATGTCTTTCTTTTTGAACAGCTAACTCAATCTTAACCTCAAGTAGAAGGTCTTTGATTTCTTTGAGTTCATTGGAAACATTGTGCTCAAGCTTCGTTACTCTTTCCTTGAGATAAGTTATCTCAGATTCCTGTCTGGTGTCATTGGTCTTGAGTACTACATAGATTCCTACCAGAGAACCGATTCCACCAAGAATGGTGAATATCAGTGCGATTAAAGGGATTGATATAACCATCACCTTACTTAGTAGAAAACAATTGGGCTGAAGCCAGAAGCGTCAGAACTTGGGGTGTCATTACCCTGTGAACCAGCATAGTACTCAGGGAAGTCAGCCTTATTTTTGGACAGGTACTCAAGAATCCTTGCCTTGACAGTCTCAGCCTTGGACATCACCTCATTCCTTTTCTCCCTGATGTCAGTTATCGAAGGGGCGTTCTGGCTCTGCTCATTGCCTTTGTTGGTCACGGTGAACAGGTTGAACATCAACTCATACTGAACCAGAAGGGCGTAGTAGAGTTTAATCTTTGGGAATAGGTCAGCCTGTCTAGGGGTGAGTTCCGTCCCGTTGGTGACGTGGTTGACATAGAGTTCATAGAGAGGGATTGACAGCAGGTCAGTGATGTAGAATTCCTCAACGGTCTTGAAGGCAATCTTAATCTCATTAGCGTCTTTGTGAGAGGTGACGTTCACGGTTGTTTTCAGGTACGCTTCATCAATCAGGTATACTTTTAACATTTATATTTATAATTTAAACTTTAATTAATTATTTGGTTATGAGGTGGGTTGGTTCCTGATGTTGAAGTCAGAATAGTCAGAGACAAACTTCCCTCTCTCATAAGACCATATCCCTGTCAGGACAATGAAGCAATCCGGTCTGAATGACCTCCAAGAGCCTTTTATTGCCTGACCTCTGTTCTGTGTGTAGCGTCCCTGAGCGTCCCTGATACCAGTGTTCTTGGTGGAGTTCTTGGTAGGTCTGCCAGTGTCGTAGTACCTGTAGGTCTTGGTAGAAGGGTTCCTCTTCTTGGGTTTGTCCTTGGTTGGAACAAGGTCAAGAAACCTAGTCCCGTACCTCGTGCCTGAAGACCTCCCTACCCTGCCTAGCTTCTTATTGAGTCTGTTGTTGCAGTAGACGAACTCAAACCTGCACCAAGTCTTTCTAGACCAGAACAGAAAATCATCAACCTGAGCCAACTCAAATTCCCTGATTTCCCGTTCGTCACTCAGGTTATAGTATCCCTGTATCTTCTGGTGAAGTCTCGTCTGTATCAGTTGTTCCATCTTTTTTCTCAGCAGGGTTTACTTCTTCCTCAACTTCATCACTTGGGTTGAGAAGGTCTTCCACATCATAGCCGTAGTCAGTTATGTAAGCTTCAGGCTTGAGCAAGTCAATCATTCTGTTTTCGTCAAGAATCAAGGCTGAAGACTTCACCTCTAATTCATATTCAGTGACACCGTTGTAGTCAAACACAGACTTCAGGAAGTCAATGACTGGTTTCTGATAGTCCCTGATAACGGTTGAGTAATAGGTCTTCATAGCTGTGTTGAACAGGTTACCGTCAGAACCTAGGCCGTTTCCCTCCTGCCTCACCCCTGCTAGGATGCCCTGACCACCGTGAGCGACTACAATAGCATCAGTAGTAATCTGCCTTGACTTCTCTACAAAGGCCGTGATATCAGAAGGGTTGATAGGGTTAATCTTCACTGAGTTGGGCTGTGAAGTCCAGACAAAGGTGATTTTACCAGCGTTCTTGCTTCCTGTGTTCTTCTGCGTGAAGTCCTGAATGAACTTCCTCTTCTGTTCTTCAGTGGCCTCAGAGTTTATTTCGACAATTGCAGAAGAGAAGAACCCGTTAGCGACTGTGTTAGCTAGGAATTCATCAAGGTTGTAGGCTGTCTCAATGTTGGTCAAGGCCGAGGCGTAGGAGATATCAGGGTAATAATCCTGTCCAGCACCTTTGTTCTTGAAGTACCAAAGCTGTGAACTCTGTTTACCCTGTTTAGAGGGGTTATAGGTCTCATAGTAGACAGGTGGGTTGTCCCTGACGTTAGACCAGTCAGCACACAGCCAGAAGCCTTGCACCCTGCCGAATTCATCAAGTTTCTTGTCTACCCTGACCTTTGTGGAGTCAACGTAGTCAAGGGCAGCTACCTTCTTACCGCCCTTGCCATAGCGAACCATCAGAGCACAGGTCTCCGTGATGGCTAAGTCCTGAGCAGCTTTCTTCAGGATGATGTCTAGGGACTCACCGTACTCATTGGGTTTCTCTACGAAAGCCTCAATGTTATCTGAGCAGGAAAAACCCTCAGCAGAGATAAGCTTCTTCTTGAGTTGGATGAAGGCACTGTGTATCGTAGATTTCTTGGAGAAGTCAATCAACACATCAGGGTAGTTGTTCTTGCTTCCCCAAGGCACCCAATCATCTCTAAGCCTCTTCACCCTAGCTGGTGATATCTCTGGAATCTCTGCACTTGAGAGGTTTACTGATATTGAACTGAATGAATTCTTAGTTTCATTTTTATTGGTGTTATTAGTTTTCAATGTTTAATTAAAATTTTAATTAAGGTTATCTTAATGAGAGAAGCTTACAATATGCCAAGAACCAGCACCGTCATAAACCACCGTGAATGAAGCATTCATAGTGTACATCTCAATCAAATTGTAGTAGTCAATGTCACCAGAGTTCACCTTAATGAATGAAGGCTCAACTGAGGCATCATAGTCACACTTGATGACATACTGTTTCCCCTGAGGTGCTGTAGCAGGTAGGAAGACACTGTTAGCAAAAGGAAGTAACAGGAATTCATCTGAAGGAAGAATCTGGTAATTCTCAACTGTCACCGTCTTCACAGTGAAGTTCTTGTTCACAAGAGTAGTACCCCCTTGACTGTCACGGCTAGGAACCGTGAACACTGGTGAAGGTGTCACCAAGTCATCAAACGGAGCGAAAATCTGAGCAGCCATTGTAGCAGGTGCAATCTCTTCAGGCTTGGTGAGTTGGGTAGTGGTCATCTTCACTGAGTAGGAACTGTCTTCAGTCTTGGATTCATAGTCAGAGACCAGACCTTGACGGAAACCTACAAGCCAGTATCTGCCGTTCCTGTCTTCCACCACACCAGTCAACTCAGAGTTAATCAGGTTCTCAAGCATATAGGAAGCATCAGCCTTGATACCACCAATTGAGAAGGTGATGTCAACCTTGTAGCTGACACCGTTCTTGCTCTGCTCTGCCTTTACTGAATACGTGACATTTGACAGGTTCTCAAACATTGCAAAGGAACCAGACATATCAAGGTGATTTATCTGCCTGTTCTCAAACCCGTACCAGCGCACGTTCTTAGATTCCGTCAGGAATAAGCGTTTACATCCTGTGATGTTGTAGCCTATCTGGTTCCTGAAACTGTTGTAAAGTGGTTTGTCATAAATCATAGCGTGTAGTAAAAAATCATCTCCTTATAGATAAGCTGGTCATTTCCGTCATAGACAAGCAGCAGGTTAGAACCTTGGAAGCCACTCAGGTCAGGGTCAATGAGTGAGAGCCTGTAGGAGTTAGCCAGTTCAAGGGACTCAAACCCAAGTTCCTGCTCTTGGTCAGTAATCAGGTTCTTTATCACCAGCCTTGAGACCGTTGGAGCGTGTGTCTTGTAAATCAGGAAGTGAGCGTCTTCCTGTGTATTCTTCAGTGTTATCATTTACATTTAATATGTGGTTTCACCGTTTCCATTCTCATTATTCTTCAGATTCACAGGACTGGCATAAAAAAACCCCTCTGAGAGTTCAGAAGGGTTCAAACAGAATCGTTTAGAAGGGATTGTTAGCCTTTGTTAATCAAGGCAAGGATAGCAGCGTCAGTCATAGTGACATTGGAAGCATCACCCAAGTTATCAGCAGTCATTTCATAGGTTCTTGAGGCATCGTCAGCAGTGGAGTTGTTCGTGTAGACAGAGCAAGCAAGGCCGTTGTCTTTACCCACCAGCACCCACTTCCCTGAATTCTTGCGAACCAAGGCCACGTATTCCCTACCCAACAGGACAGCCTGAGAGGTAGCGTTGTCTTCGGTCAGGACTGAGAACTTCAGTTTCTGCGTGATGTAGTGTGAGGTAGCTGTTTTCACCTGCTCCTGTTCCAGCGTTGCAGAACCTTTCACAAACACAATGTCTTGGAAAGTGGCACCTGAGGCAACTGTCAGACCAGTGATGTCAAGTTTGTTGGTAGCGTCATAGGTGATACCTGTGAGTTTGGACTTCTCCAAAAGTGCCACCTGATTGATACCACCGATTGTGAAAGCCATCTCAGAGATGTTCCCTAGAGGTTTATTGATATAACTCATTTAAATTCAATATTTTATATAATGTTATTTTATTGGATGGTAAGCACCTTTGATGCACTCACCATCCATTAATGTTTTACTTTAAGTTTTAATTAAAAGAATTAAGAATAAAGGATTTTCTGAGAAGGAACCACAATAGCCTTGTCTCTTGTGTACACAGACTTGAAGAATAACTTGTCACCGTAGTTGTTCAACTTACCGATTTCAATTGAGGCTTCATCATTCACCACGTCAGTAGCAAACACCACCTCATTCTTGTTACCTGCAAACATTGTGTTGGCACCAAGCGGAACAAATAAAACAGCAGTACCAAGGAAGGAAACAGAGTCACCGTTGATGATGAATTTCTCTTTGTAGTTCTCATAGAGGTTTGCAAGAATCATCAGGTCTTTCACTGATTCGTCTGCATAGATTACAGCCTGACCAGTTGCTCTAACCTGTGAAGGAATCGCTTTCCATACCTTCTCCATCTCACCGTAGATGTTACTCACTGTGAGTCCAGAGGCATTCTTAGCGATTTTATTTCCAGCAGCAAGCTTAGTGCCAGCAAGGGTCTTGATATCAGACCAGAAGGCAACCTCAATACTTCTAGCCATCTGAGGGATAAGGGTATCAAGTAATTTGTTCTCAAACTCAGTGATAGTCAGGTTTCTGGCACCAGCACCCATTTTATCATCACCGAATCTGGTGAATCTCAATGTCTCAGGGTCAACGGTGGTGAAGAACATCTTCTTTAGAGGCATTACCTTTTCATCACTGATGGTCACTGAGCCTCTGTCAGCAGTGGCAGGGTCAAAGTCTGAAGCATAGTCCTGCTCTGTGATAGAAGCAGAGAAAGTAGTCACAAACTGCTCAGTCTTCACATTGGGCATAATGTGAACGTAATTGTTGGAAAGGGTCTTAGCAGTCGTTAAAGTCTCACTGTAAATCTGTGCGTAGTAATCACCAGAGAATAATTTAGGATTATAAGTAATTGGCATTTTTAGATTTTAATTTTTTATTTAATTTTATTTTTAATTAATACTATTTAGTTGATTAGAACCCTCTCTTCACAGAGGCTAGGAACATCTCAGCCTTTGTCATTTGTGGCTCAGTGGCCGAAAGGTTTACTTTTTTGTCTGCTGGCTCTGACTCCACTTGGGCAAGTTTAGCCTCAACCTCAGCAAGCTTGGTCTCTAACTCTGCGTTTTGGGCAAGCTTGGATTCCAAGTCAGCGATTCTAGCAACTAAGTCAGCATTGACAGCCTCAAGGTTCACCTCAGGCTCAACCTCAGGTTCTGGTTCTACCACTGGCTCAGGCTCAACTACTGGCTCTGGTTCTACCACAGGGGCAGCAGGTTCAGACAACTCAATACCTAGAGCAGCAGCAAGCTTAGTCCAGATTGTTCTCTTATTTTCTTCAGTCATATTTTATTGATGTCTTATAATGGTTATATGTATTTTTAACCTCACGTTTATTTTTTTTGGATTAATTTTTTAATTAAAGATAAAGGCACCCGTACCGAGGCCGAGAATGAACAGACCTACCTTTACCCCTTTTGAGTCAAGGAATGACTTCTTCCTGTTCTCTGGAATGTAGAGCGCGTCTACGTCTGCTGTCTTGAAGTAAGGGTTGGTGTTGGTGACACTCACCCTCACCCCTTTCTCAGGTTCTTCCCTGATGACTACTGATTTGTCATTGTAGAGTGAGAGTGAATCCAACCTAACTGAGTCTTGTTCCACACTGATTGTGTAGGATAGGTACTGGTCTCTGTGGCTGTAGTTTCCGGTCAGGGAATCCCTGAGAAGAACTGGCTGCTCTCTGACGGTGACCACCTCCTTGACCTGAGTGACTGTTACTACCTCTTTTCCTGCTGTTTTAGCCTCTTGCAGAAGCTTTCTCTGGTTGTCCGTCAGTAAGGCTACACTCTTCTCAAGGTCTTTCACAGTGGCTGAAATCGCTTTCTTTGAGGCTACTTCCTGCTTGAGTTCATTCCTAGTGTAGGTGACCGAATCAGACAGCACCTCAATGAGGTTGGACTTGGAGTCAAGGTCTTTGGTGAGGTCTTCATTCCTGACGCACTGGTAGGCACTCAACCCAATGAAGAAGAGAATGACGTAGAGTAGGTACTTATTCATTCGCGCCCCCTCCTTTCAGGAAATCAACCAACAGGTCTAGCACACCCTCAACCGTTTCAGTCTCTGGTGTCTGCTCAGACATCTTCAGGTTGGTCAGGAAAGAACCCTCTAAACTGAACCCGTTCCTCTCAGAAACCTGTGACCAGATTTCATCAGACGGAAAATGATAGGTAGCGTACAGGGAACCCACCTTCACGTCTTGGAATCCTAAGGCAACGGCTTTGTCTTTCTGAGCGTCAACCACAATCCAAGACTCAATGAGGAATCCCTGTATCAGGTCTTCAGAACTATGGTCAAGGTTGGACATCTTCAACTCACCAGTCCTGAAGAACTTGTTCCTGATACGCTCAATCTCCTGAGACTCAAAGTTCAGGTAATACTCTTTCCCTGTGTCTGAGTCCCTTCTGTAGATTAGCTTGTCTGGAATCAGGACAGCACCAGTGGCGTAGCGTTTCTCTGTCTCTCTGGCTAGGTGAACGGGTTGGGGTGTCTCTTCTTCCAGCCTCAGGAAATTGGACTCAATCGCTGGTCTGTCAACTATTGAAATCAGGCTTATGCCCGTTGCTTCATCCAAATCATCCACGGTCACTGAGTACACTGGTATGTCTTTTCTTGTCATTAGTATTTTAATTAAAGTTTAAATTATTTTACAGAGTATTCTTTGATGTCTGCCACCCTAGCGTTAACGTCAGCGACCTCCGTAGCCACCACGTGAATAGGTGTTTGGGAATAGGTCTGAATGTCATTCCTCAATAGCTGTATCTGGTTCACCAATGCCAAATCAGTCTGTGAAGGTTGGGTGATGTTCTGAGCCACCATCCCACCAGTGGAGTACTTACCTTGGGTTCTGACTGACTCCAACTGAGAGACCAAGACAGGGTTCTGACGAACCATCCAAGCAGGTAGCACATACTCATTTGCGTGGACTACCCCTACCTCAGTACCGTCAGAGATTGATTTGGAGGTGAAGCCACCGTCATAGAATCCTTTCTTTGCGGCAGACTTGATTGCAGCCATTGAGACAATGATTCCAGCCGTTGCAGCAGCAAGGATGGCAATGTTGTCCCAACCGAATTTACCGTTCTTGGAAGCATCTAAAGCAGCCTCAATCGCCTTGGCAGCGTTCAGGCCGTGTTGCACCATCGTCAGAGCCTGAACAAGAATTTCCTGTTTGGCAAGTGATTTCTCTTTCTCCTGCTCAAGCCTGATTTTCTCCTGCTCTGCTTTCTTGATTCTCTGGTCTTCCGCTTTTCTCTCCTGTGCAAGCTGTCTCTGTTTCTTTCTCTCCTGCTCAAGCTGCTGGATGATTTTCTCACGTTCGGCACCTTTGGCGGTCAACAGAGAAGCCTCAAGGTCATTCACCCTAGACTCTGACTCCTGAATCTCAGACTCAAGTGCAGACATCTGCTCCCTGTAGGACTGAATCATTATGTCAACCTCAGCAAGCTTTGCGTCAAAGGCTTCCAGAGAGGCATTGGTGAAAGCGTCAGAAATAGCCTGCACGTTCTGAGCGAACCCCTCATAGACAGCGTTCATTGTCTCGTACTTAGCCTGAAGGTCAGCTATCTCTTTCTCAGCATCTGCTTTCTTCCTCTCCTTGATTCCGTCTTCAACGGTTTTGACCTGAGCAGCGTAGTTCTGGTCAAGTGCCAGTTTCTTGTTGATGTAGTCAAGGTGGATAGCCTCTAATTCATCATTGCTCAGACCCTTGACGCTTATCTCTTTCTTGTAGGCATCATTGAGAACTTTCAGTTCCTGCCCCTTAGCCTTGTTGATGTAGAACAACTGTAGGTCATACTGTTTGTCCAAGCCAGCCTGAACAGCCTTGAGTTTGTAGTTCTCAAGTTCGCCAACTGAGGTCTTCACCTGAGCGTCATTCTGTCTTTTGGCATACTCTTCATTGGTTGCCTTGACGTTGGCGGTGTATTCCCTCTCAGCGTCATTCATCTCAGTGGTAAGGCTCAACAAGGCTGCTGCTCTGTCAGAGGTGTCTTCCAATGTCATATAGGCTGCTGTAGCCTTGGTGTTGTATTCTATCTGAGCATCAAGGGTAGCCTTGTGAAGCCTGAGTTTTTCTTCTTGGGTAGTTGCCTCAGCTAGACTAACCTCATTGCTTAGTTTCTTTCTTTCATACTCAGCCTCAAGACTGTCCTTGATTCTGTCAGCAGCTTCTTTCTTGGTGGTGTAGATACGTTCCTCTCTCTCAAGTTCCAGAAGTTGAGCCTCATTGGATTTAGCCTGAATCTCATTCCTGATATCCTGTTCAGCCTTGAGCATATCAGAGGTCTTCTTACCACCTGCTACCTGAGAGTTCTGCAACTGAAGCAGGTTGAGGTTGTTCTGAAGTTCCTGCTTCTGAAGGGTTAGAATCTGTTGTTTTGCTCTGTAGGCTGTGTTGGCTGCATCAGTTCTTTCTTTCTGAGTCCTGAGGTCAGATTGGGCAACAGCCTCATTCATTTGGACAACACCTTGAAGCTGTGCTACCTGCTTGGATATCTCAATCCCTGTTTTCTGATAGGCTCTTGTCAGTTTCTCAATAGCTACCGACTTCTCACCTACCTTGTCAATTTCATCACCAACCTTTTTGACTCCGTTCCAGAGGTCATTGAGCATTATACCCAACTTTGCCCCGTTCCCTGTTGCAGCCTGACCCAAGGCTGAGAAGAAGTTCGTCACCTTGTCAGTCATTGTATCAATTGTCCCTTCAGGGTCAGAGAAAGCATCTGCAATCCCTTTCCCAATGTCAGAGAGCACATTGACAATACCTGTGAAAACACCCTTCAGGTAGGCAAGCTTCATAGCTAACTTCTCTGAGCCTTCAGCAGACTTGGTGAAGTAAGCGGTCAGTGAGGCCACAGCCACCAAGAGAAGACCTATACCAGTTGAGGCAAGGGCTACCTTCGTGACAGTGCCGAAACGGGTTGCGCCCTTTCCAGCAGTCTCAAATGAACTGGAAGCAACACCCCCAAACTTCTCTATGATGGAATTCAGCAAATCAGACTCAATACCTAGAGCCTGTGTGGTCTTGGTCAGCAGGTCAATACCGCCTGAGGCACCAGTAGCCTGTGAAGCGATACTGGTGAAACCGTTACCGATTGAGGAAAGCGTACCCCTGAGACCGGACATCTTCTGGCTGTTCAGGGTATTCAGGTTCTTGACAGCCCTCTCAGACTGGATGTTGGTCAACTCAAGTTCCTTGGTCAGCCTCTCAAAGGCCAAAGTACCCTCTTCAGCTTCTCCCAACTCCTGCTCAATTCTTTCAAGCTTGTCACCAAGTTCCTCTACTTCTCTGATAGCCTGTACAGTACCTTCTATTTTTAATTCATATTTTGATTTTAAAGCCATTGATTAGTTGAACATTCATTGTTCTATACCCTCAATATGCGTTTGACCTTATTTCATTTTAATCAAAGTTTTAATTAAAATCAGGCCGAAACCATACGGTATAGCTTTACTTTTGCGACCTCTCCCAACAGGTCATAGTTGTTGATTGCTGAAAGCAGATACAAGTCTGAGTCAATCCTGATGATATTCCTTCCTGTGAGTGACTGGAAAAGGTGGGCGTTCATCCTGACCTCACCCTCTGTGAAGTTTGACCAGTCCGTGACTGCCACATCATTCCTGTACAACTGCTGGAACAAAGACTTCTCACCTGAGAGGGCAAGAGACACAGAGTCCATTGAATTGACCTTCTCAGAGTCCGTGAGGAAACCAGTGTCACTCTCAGTGTAGATAGTGTCACCAGTCACTTTCCTGAGCCTGAATTCCCTAGTGGCCTGAATGTACTCCAGCTCATAGGCTGGTTGGTTCCTGACGTTGAAGAATGACAGCTTGGGTATCGGTTTATAGCGGTTAATCCCAAACGTATCATAGAATGTGCCTCCTGTCAGGTTCTTGGTTCTCTGGAACTGAATCAGGAGTTTATTATAGCCGTAGGCATCGGAATAACCAGCGTAGTACATCTGGCCTGACTTCAGGTGACTTGCCCCTTGGTAGAGAGCCAGCTTGGGCATATAGCCGAAATTGGAAGCGGCTGTGTAGTCTTCCACCACGGACATATCTACTGAGTCAGTGGCTGGAATAGCCACAGGAAGTAACTCATAACCCAAGTCCCTGTAGATGTAATCATCACTATAGGTAACAATCTGCTGTCTGATAAAGGACAGAGGCGCAAAGGGCAATGTGTAGGCATCTTCTGACACGTCTGCATTCACCTCAGACATATAGTCCGTATTGGTCAGGAGGTGGTCAGAGTCATCCGTTGACCACCTGTAGAAAGTTTCTGCAATCTCATTCTCACTCAGGGGTGTCTCTTCAAAACCGTTGAGGCTCAACTTTTCGGAGAGGTCAGTGATGTTGGACTTATTGAGTTCATACCATTCGTCACGTGTATATAGGGTAATGGACTTCTCCACCTCATTGATGGAGTAGAACAGGGAGAACACCTTGAAGATAGCCTGAATGAAATCCACCTGTGACATCTTGGGCAGGAACAAAGCAGGGTTCAGTGTCTGTCTGCCCTGACACTCGGTGATTTTGAAATAAGAGTTGTCAGGGTTGCAGCTTAACATCATCTTCTCAGGCTCAACGGAGTCCTTCACGGCTACCATCACCTGAATCCTGTACTGCTTTCCCTCCACCATTCTTGCTGTGAAGGTGGTATAGTGCGTGTGAAGGTTTCCAGATTCTGAAGACGTAGTTCCTGACTGGACATTTAGAGTGTCAGCGTCCATCACATTGAAGTAACTTAGTGATGAGTAATCACTGATGCTTACCTCAGGGTACTGGTTGTCATCAATCTCTCTGAATACCAGAAACTGCTTTGACTCAAGCCTTGGGTTGTTCGAAAGACCCACGTTAGTTGCCTGTGACTCTACCTTCACTTCAATAGTGTAGTTTGAGGTGTACTTGCACGTGTAGACACCATCATTCCCGTAGGAGAAAGACAGGTCACCAGACTGGTCAGTTTCCCAAAGGCCGTAGGGTTGAGGCTCAATAGCGTACATTGAGTAATCCTGCCCTTTGAAGGTAGAGCCTTGGTTGAAGTAGTTGAAATAAAGCTTTGTCTCAAGAGGGTTCAGCTTCCCGTAGTTGTAGGCCGGTGACTCACCGTCTTTGTTGGAGTAGAGAAGAATCATTTTCCTGAAGGTCTCAGAGTCCAGTACATTCCCCTGAACCGAATAGCCAACCTCAGAGAAAATCTTGGTGAACAGAGGTCTGATGAAGTGGGAGATTCCGAAATCATCATATTTCTGCTGGTGGAAGATTCCGTCAACAGTCCCACCGTTGAGGTACTTGATTCTTGCAAAGGAGTCAAACACGAAGGGGAAAGCTATCTCAGCGTTGGAACCGTCAAGGTCAGCGTCCAGCCTCTCCCAAACGTAGGCATCACCAGTGAAGTCAATCTCTTCATAGGTCTGCACGTCCCTGAGTGTCTTGTTTCCGTCTAGTATGTCTGCAATCCTTCCCTCACCAGTGCCAGAGATGAACCCCTCAAAACCATCGGGCGTGATTCTGTTCAGCACGAACTCACCAGACATAATCTCAACTGAGTTCAGGGTGACGTAGCAGGAATAGGGAGTCCTGAACTTGCCTAGCACCTGTCTGTCTGACTCAAACTTGAATATACCTTTGTTCTTCTGCGTCTTGGGTAGTTTGAGCGTGTAGGAGAAAGAGCCTGTCTTCTTGGTAGGGTTACGGTACTCTGAGACAATCTTTGATATCACTGGCTTTATCTTCTCAGAGAGGTCAGCGTCAGCCCCATTGATGTAAATTCTTAAATCCTTCATTACTTATAGTGTGATTTTATTCTCTGAGAAGATGGACTGAACCTGCAACTCAATTGTCCAGAGCCTGTCTATAGAGTCGAACTTATAGCTAGAGTCCAGAACCCTCACCTGTTGCCCGTTCACACTCACCACGGGACTCAACATCAAGTCCTGAAGCCAATTGAACTCAGCCTCTGAGAGGTGCTGTGAGTGGTAGGTGTTGGTTCTGTCTGCCTCCACCGCGTAGGTTCTCTCACTAATTCCAGCGTTGAAGGTCTGCCCCTTGGTCTTCACCTCAGTGTTGTAGAACCTTGTGAAGGACACACAGTCAGTGCCCCCTCTCCTGTTGAGGAAAGTGACCCTGACAGCGTTCTTCAATCTTGGGGTAAGGTTGAAAACCTTTGTCTCTGTTATTTTCATTTATTTAAATTTAAATTTTAATTATCCGGTATATTAGACTTCTACTGCACCCCCGCCAGCTTCTCTCCATCCATCACTATAACCAGCCTTCCACTGTTCACACTCTTCAAGCGTCAAAATAATATGCATTGGGCAACTCCCACCTCTATAAGGCGCATAGCTCGCTGCGTCAATGTGTCCCTGCTGGTAGCCCTCTAGATAAGGGTTGATATTAGGTTCATTTGGGATACACAGAAGATTTGCTTCAGATTCTGCCTTAGCAGCAGCGAAAGCCTTAGCGTCAGCGTCAGCCTGAGATATGGTGGAAGTGGCCTGTTTGGTTGAAGTGTAGGAACCCTGCTCACCCTCAGGGCAGTAGGCTGTATAAGTTTGCGTTGAGGTGTAGGTCACCGCAGGGGTACAAACCAATTTTGCCTGTGCGTCAGCCTGAGCAGCGTTCAAAGCCTTGGTATAGGCATCTTCCTGAGAGATGAAAGAGGTTCTGGTCTGCGTTGAGGTATAGGAACCTGTGTAACCGTCAGAACAGTGGGCTGTATAGCTCTGCGTTGAGGTGTACTGCACCGCGTTTTCATCAACAACACATACAAGGTTGGCCTGTGCGAGGCTTGCCGCCTTGCTCATTGCCTTTGTGAGAGCGTCAGGTTTGGTGAGTGTTGAGAAATCAGTTGCTGTGGCAGTCATTGAGCCTATGTAGCCAGCCTGTTCACAATTCACGGTTGCCGTGGCGGTTGCCAGATAGGTAGGTGTCTCCGACTCAAGCCATACGGAGAGTCCTGAGGCGTTGGAGCCTTGGAGAGAGGGTCTGACGTTGAAGACGTACACCCCTAGGGTTGGAAGGGTGTGCTCAGTCTCCCTTCTTGAGGTGTAGTAGTTGCAGACAAGTTTCACCTCAGTAGGCGCGGTCACCAGCACTGGAAGGAACAAGTCTGAACTCTCACTCTGGTTTGGTGTGATTGAGGTCAGGAACTTAGCCTCTCTGTTATAGTCAACCACTAAAGAAGAGGAAACTGACTCAGAACCGTCTAATGATAATGCTGCCCTAAGTCCATACAAGACATCAGAGATGTAGTGGTAGGATTTAACCTGAACCCTGTTCACCAGCTTTACTACTCCTATTTTGACCTGATAGGACACAAGCGCAGATTCATCCTTCTGCATCACTACGTTCGGGTTCAACACCTTTGGTTCGGGGAAGAGACTCTGAACAATGTCTGAGACATCAAACTCACACAGTCCTAAACCTGTACCGTTCTTGACCAGCGTGGTCAGTAGTTTAGAGGTGATGGAATCATAGACCTCAAGGAAGAACATATCCCCAAGGGTGTAGTCACTGTAACTGACCTCAAATACAATTCTGTTATATGCAGCCTCAATGAATTGAGGTGCCTTGGTTATTGTTAGTTTCTGTGACAATGCTTCATTAGATTTTCTATTTAGTTTATTTCTTCTTTGTCAGGTGGAACTCAACCGTGGTGACAATAGCTGGCACTATGAGTTCATCAATGACCTGAGCAAGTGCCTGTTCTGCGTATTCCATAGAGGGTGCAATGAAATTCCTTGCCCTGAGACCTTTCTTGTAGATTGCTGTCTGAATAGCGAACGCTAGGGAGTTGATTGAATTTCCAGAGGCTTTCTGGTACTTGCCTGTCTTCTGGCTCCTTCCTAGAATCCTGTATCTCTTAATCCAGTTTATCAGGACTGAGACAGGGACTTTCCTTGCTAGTGCTTTCCTACCCACGTCAAGGAAGTAGGCGTGTTGAGGGAAATTGATTGTGACACCATCGGTGTTGAAATCAACTGTGGTCTGCTGGTAGAATCCGTCCTTACCGTCTTTCCTGAACTTATGCCTTGAGCCAGCTTCAGCAAGGGTGATGATGTATTCCTTTATCTCCCTTGCCACTTGGAACAACTGACCGTTCAGATATGACTTCAACTCTTTCTCAGAAAGAACCTTCCCTCCCCTCTTGGTGGTTTTGATTGATTTTATTCTTGCATAGGCCATATACACTGATAATATGTGATTCCCCTGATTCCGTTTAAGCAGAAAAACCACCTTTTAGGTGGTTCATCATAATTTATATTTTAATTAAAGGTTTAATCAGTGAGTGAGAAATATAGAAGAGTCAATAGCCCAATCATTGTCACCAATCACCTCAAAATCAATCTGAATCTGGTGTTCTTGGTTGAACCTGTCCCTGCACCCTTGGATAATGGAGACCTGTTCGGGACTAAAACCTTGTGTGTCCGATTCCACCCACCTTAGCGTTATCCATTTATTTAGTACCGTAGATTCCTGACCAGAAGCGTCCTTTATCTGGTGGGACTCAATGACGTGGTTGTTACTGAAGTCAGAGACTATTAGGAAATTGAGAGCCAGTTCAGGAGTGATATATTCCTCTGGTATCAATGCGTACTGTTTGTTCATATTCTTTATTCATTTATGAAGGTCACACCGTTGTAGGCAGTGCCGTGATTATTATTTCCTGATGAATCCAAAGTATCACTATCCAGTCTGTAGTTAGCAACCAAGTTTGGTTGAGGTGCAGTGAAACTTGAGGTCATATTACCTTGAATTTGTTCCTGTGTCCTCACTGTATTCCAGAATCTGAGGTTACTTAGTTTAAGTGTGGAGTATGCAAGGAAATTGGGAGTACCACCAATCTGCAAAACATTAGCACCCGTGAAGTTCGCCGCAAACACAATACTTTTTTTGAACACGCCATTCATAAACAATGACGCTGTTCTGGTTGGGTTATCATAGGTGACAGCCCAATGAATCCAAACATTTGTGTCAGTGAATGTCTCTGTTGATTCAAGGTTGGTGCCCCAAAATGAGAATCGTAATCTATCTCCTGAATAACCCATATGTATAATCTTTGATGTTGACCTTTGTGAACCAACAGTTAACATCCAGTCGGCTGTCCCACTTCTAGTTCTTTTCGCCCACAACTCTATTGTGAAGCTTGAGCTTGTGAAGTCTATTGAGTCCCCTATGTTAGTTGATTCGATATAATCATCAACACCATCAAATTGCGTGTATTTCGTTATGTCATTCTCATAGGTGACACCGTTCAATGCAGTGCCGTGATTATTATTCCCTGATGAATCCTGCACATTGCCATCAAGTTTGTACCGAAGCAGCAGCCCCCTGCCTATATTCCTGAAGCTGTAGTCATTGGTGATATCCTCAGATGACCATACTGTGCTGTGAACCACTACCTCACGTACTCTTGCCTTGAGAGGGTATCGGTTTGCGTTGTTAATACCAACCCTGAATTCACCCATCCTTGCCGTTGGTATTGCGGCGAAGATAAGCGGTAGTTCCTGCGCCAAAACAGTGTCCACATATAGTCTGATGGTTTTACCTATTAAGTCAACCGTCATCACTACCCTGTGCCAAAGTTCGTCCCTGTGGTATAAGGAATCATTTCTAACAAAGAATACAGTGTCGTTTATTCTTACCTGTGCTGAGAAAGTGTTGTTGTAGACGGTTATGCCGTAGCCATTGGGGTATGAACCCAAATAACTCTGACCAGCAATTGAACCGTAACGCACATTTCCAGACGTTTCAGACTGAACGCTGATGAATTTAACCCAAGCTGCCAATGTTAAACCCGTTATCTCTGAGAGGCTGTTTATTGGTAGGTTTTCTGACCTGATGTAGTCATTCACACCGTCAAATGATGCGTACCGCCTTATTGTCAAATTCATCAGCGTCTTTGCTGAATAGAAACTGAATTTCCTGTTTCTCATTAATTAAAGTTTTAAAGACTTGTGAGCACCACCTTGGAAGATGCTGTGAGGTTATTCTTGGTGATTTCCACTGACAGGACATCATTAACAGCCAGTGCGATTGGTAGCGTGGTTACGGTGCTGTTCTTCCTGTAGGTGACAGCAGAGCAGTTCACCAGAGCCTGAGCCGAATAGGTAGCGGCCTCTTCAGCCGTGGCCGTGATGGTGATTCCAGACTCTGACTCAACCCCGTAGTTAAAGGACATTGAGTACAGGTCAGGGATATCATTCACCGTATAGGTCTCCCCTGAACTTAGTTCTATGGTCACCCCGTTCACATTATCAATGACAACAGCAGGTTCAAAGACTGGTAACTCAACCAACGGCACCGTGTAGGTCTGACCTGCAAGTACCTGAGTTGTGGTGTTGTTGTTGGGGTCAATGACCGTCACTGGTTTACACAGCGTCTGGTTCTGACCAATATCAATGACCTGAGCATCATAGGGAGTCGCAACCCTTGAGGTATACCTTGGAATCTCAATGGTGAACTCACCACGGCAAACAACTATAGAGTCTTGGTTGACATTCTCATAGTAGAATTTATTCATTCCGGTCACTAGGATGTTACTGGCTAGGTTCTCTATGTGATAGTGTATTTCATCAAGAATCTGAGAGGTTTTGGTCTTGCCGTTGATAAGGTCTTCTGAGGTGAAGTCATTGGGTAGTCTGTCACCCACGGAGAGAGCAACACTGAAGGTCTCAGAGTTACCGTCAACGTCAGACTCAATATCTGATTCAAGGTAGGCTACAGGGTAAGAGGTGACATTAGTATCATCCTGCAACTGCACACCAACCTTGAACTCACTGATAGCTATGTGGGCGTTGGCTGTCAACCTGATTAGGTCAATGATTCCCTTAAGCCCTTGGACATTGTATAACTGATGTGACATTTAATTTTTAATTAATTATTTAATTTATTGAGGTTTGTGAGCGTCTAGTTTCTGAAGTGACTCATTCATTTTATTGAAGTCAATCTGGTGCTCCTGCCAGCTAAGTACTTCGCTCGTTTTGAGGTTATATACAGTATGAACCTTTGTAATTTCCTGCGCAAGGCTGAACGCCAACCCCTGCCAGTTCCATTTTTTGTCGTAATTGTCAAGAAGTTCTCTACGCTCTCCTGATGTTGGCTCACCGCCTGAGAATATGCTTTTGAAGCTGCTTCTAAGAGAAACCATCTGCCCAAAAAAAAAGCGTCTACCTTCTGGACAAGTGAAGCAGGAAGTTCATTGAACAACTTAGCCCTTGCCTCAAGAACCTTACCACCCTGAG